CGTTATATCAGAAATACTTTCAAATGGGTCTGGCTTAATTAAATTCAATCCACCGATTGCAACCTCTTGTGTATTTGGTTCAAATGCGAATTGGTCAACTTCTTGTGCGACTAAAATAATTTGTTGGTTTGGCAAAGTCGCATATCTTAATGATATAAGTTTTGTTCCAGTTGTAACAAACATTTCATTATCTTTTTGAACAAAGTCAATTAATTCATTTGCTTGGAATGAAGCTATACTATGTTCTGTTAATACCCCTTCTAAATCTTCTATAGGATAAACTGCATCTCCAATAGATTGTGTTGGAATATCATAGTCGTATATAGTTTCAAATTTTGTAATATTAAATGCTAAGTATTCTAAAGTTCCTGCACTACCAGCAAAATCATATAATATAGTAGAAGTTGGGTCTTCTAAATTTGCATCTACTAATCCAGCTGTCGTTAGTGTTTCTATTGTTTGTGACCCATCAGTTGTATATACGAAAACAACTGTGTCTGTTGATGGTAATACTTCAATAGATAATATCCCATCTACAATCTCACCAGCACTACTTATTGTTTCAATGGTTGTTGGTCCAAATTGCGTTACGCTATTAACCTTTATTTCTGCAGTTACAGCTACTGATGTAGTTCCAACATGAGTAATAATAAGCTCAACTTCGTTACTATTAATTACATCTTCTATTTTATAACTTTCAGTAAGTAAATCCCAATCAGTTGTAACATATGTTCCATTTAATAAAGATTGTTGATATAATTTTTGGTAGTTTATTTTTAGTATTAAACTTTCAACAGTAAGTGGTAGGTCTTTTGTATATGTTATCGTAGTATTAGCCATAAATTACGCCTCCGAAATAACATTAACAACAAGTTCACCTGTTGAGTTATTTTCAATTTTCATTTCGGTGTCTGCAACAGTATCAATAGATATTGTTCTACCCCACCCATCTTTATCAGGTTGAAACACATTATCTACTTTAAGTTCACCATTACCACTAATGTCGTTTTCTACCATATACAATTTACCATTCACTGCTAATAATTTTGTTTCTTGTGCAACTTCGGTTTCTTTTGGTGTTATATGACTTCCAAAATCAAATAACTTTTCAAGATTAGATAGCCCATAAGGTTTGGCTATAAATTGAATATAACCTTGCTGTGTTCCCTCAATTGCTGGGGTAGGCATAATATTTTCATAACCCAATCTTCTTACAAACCCACCTCTATTATTTGTATCCCAATTTTTTAACAATGGAAACTCTTTATCTTTTAATGCCTCATTTGTAACATTAGTAACTAACCCTTTATCAAAATCTTTTAATAATACTTTTTTAATTCTGCTATCTTGTTCAGCCATTTTAAATAAATCTTATCGCTTTTTCAGCAACAGAACCCATATTTTCTTGATGTTTTCTATAAACTGCTTCACGATATTCCTCTCTTAATTTAAGGTATTTTGTTAGATAATCATTCGCTGCTATATTATCTTTCCAACTTTCATTGTATTTATAAATGCAGAAATAATTAACAAGATTATGATATGTGGGTTCTAATGGTACAGTTAAATTATCCCAATCAGCTAAATCATCAGTTAAGTCGTATTGAGGTAAATGAGCATAATAAGATATTTCCATTTCTAAACTATTGCTATTAATTAAATTTGATTTAAAAGTCATTTTACTTTCTTCTAAACTTACATAAAATAAATCGGTTTGGTTAGAGTTATACACTTGTCTTGGTGAGTTCGTATTAGTTGTGATTTCAACTGAACCAAAACCTCTTTCAAAAAATTCATAAGCATAATCGTTTTTAATTCCGATAGCTTTTATAACCTCTTGAAAATTAGTAGGTAATTCAATGCTATTACTTGTTATATTTAATGTTTGTGCAATATTTTCTTCTAAGACCAATTCAGTATATTCTGTTCCATCTGTATATTTATATTGATAAGTTGAACTTTCATCTGAAAAAACTCTTTTCAAGGCAAGGTATTCACCAGCTGTTGTTTCAACATCTAATACGATATAGGTATAAGTAATATCTCCTATAATTAAATCTTGAGTGGAAAGTTCGTTTACTGTTTCCCAATCTTTTTGTATTTCATTATATTCGCTATCGTAATAAACAATTGTTTCAACTGTGTACGCTGTAACCTCAAATCTATGTAAGTGAGTTCCATCTGATAATATAACATATTCGTAGTCGCTCCCAATTAAAGTGAACTCCAATGGATTGACTTCCACTTTAGCAATCTCGCTCAATTGTTCTAATGCTTCGTTTGCCCAAAGTAAAAAAGTTTTATTTTGTATCCGTTTTCTAATAATACTTTCCGTTCTTAATTTTATTTCATTTAATAAAGCCATTTAACATCGCTCCTTTTTTAATATGAGTCCTGCGTTCCACTAATGTATCTAACAACATTATCACTCGCTTTTCTCATTCTTTTTAAACCACTAGCTTCGTAACTTGCTTTTAGTTTATCGTTATAGTCATCAACTTCACTTAAAATTGATTTACCATGTTTCTGCATATCATTAAGATAAATCTTAAAAATAGTTCTCATATCTAATTGCTTTTCTAATGTCATAAGATATGTTGTCCAACCATTAACATCAGGCATATGGTTTTCTAAACTATGTAATTCATATATATGTTTTTTATTGTTATAGACTATAAATAAGTTTTCATCATAACCTTTAACATATTGTGGTATTAAATTCACATTATGAAATACAGGCACTAGATGTTGTCTATCATTTAAAATAGAATATATAATTGATTTATCTTTACTGTTATAATCTAATAGCATTTGTATATCACTCCTTATAAATATATTATATAATATATTTCAAAAATTGTATAGAAAAAGTATTATCACCATCAAATGCGACAATACTTAATCAAAAATAATTCATATGAACCTCCTATAAAGTCAGGCACTCTTATCTTCAAGTGTCCTCTTTGTTACGCTTTAATTATAAACTATATAATTAATATTGTCAAATTGACCAAAAAAAAGACACCATCTCTAGTGTCTTAGGAAGGGGATAACTCTCTTTTTTAGGACACAAAGGAAGGTGGTCCGAGAGCTATGCTTTATAAACTTTGACCGTTTATATTTATATTATATATCATTGTGATATTCTTTGCAATTAAAAAGAGCAAAATTAATTGCTCTTTAATTAAATTATTTCTCAGGACTCTAATACATTTGTGATAACAAAGTTACTTCTTGGGTTATCGGTAGTCATATTACAAAATTCAATCATTCTGAATGTGTAACGAGGTCCACCTGTGAATTTGAAAATACTTCCATCAAAATCATCAAAATCCCACTCGGCATAGGTAGGTTTTTCCCAAGTTGATTTATTGATACCGTAAACATAACCAACAGAACTATCTCTGTCTTTTACAAATGGTTGACCATCATGGTTCAACGCTTTGTATCCACCCTCAAGAGATTTTACTCCAAGTTCAGCATAGCGTTTTAAAGAAGTTAATTCTGTTTCGTAACCTTTAACAACTTTATGTCTTGCAACCATTAAATCACATACACCATATCCATTAACATCTACACCATCTTTAGCATCTCTTAAAATTGCTTCATCTAATGCAGTTCCATCGTGAGCGTGTTTCTCTGCAACATACCATTTATTAGTAGTTCTATCAATACTATGATATGTATCCGTATCTCCAGAACTTCCATATAACGCAGCTTCTAAACCTGTAATTTCATAGCCTTTTGCTCCACTATTAATTACTAAGAAACCAGCTGTTACAGTTAATGAATTAACAGTTTCATCAGTATAAGATGTACTTTCTAAATAAATTTTCACACCAGCTCTATCAACATCTACAACTTTCATTTCATCAGCTTTTAAAGTAGCTCCATCATAAATATCTACTCTATATCCAATTTCAAATCTATCAACAGAGTTCATTACTAACGCAACCCCACCACTAGCAGTGAAATCTTGTGAAGTTACAGTAGTTTTAACTGTATCAATAGTTCCTGTTTCAGTTGTGAACATTTGTCTAGCTTTATCTTTTGTTGCCGAAATAAGCATAGTTGACATTTCACTTGCTAAAGCATCATCAAATGAACCATCAATTTTACCAGCAGCAATAGTTTTTAAATCAATTGAAGCATTTGCTTGTAAATTTTTCATATAAACAAGTTGTCTTACTTTTCCTGCAGTATCTGGGTCTTTGTAATCTCCAGTATCAGAAATTGCACCAGCACCACCTTGAACACCTTTTTGCAATCCGTAAACTGCATACTTACCACTAATAGAAGTATATCCTAATCCTTCTAAAGCGTTCATAAAATAATGCTTTTCAGGGTCTTTAATATTCATTCTAAAACCTGGTAAATAAAATTCATACAACGCATTTTGAATAGAGGTAGCGTTAAACCTTGCACCTGTATTTGTTATAGCCATAATTATCGTTTCCTCTCTAGTTTTTTGGTTTTTATCTTACACCTTCACCAGAACGAATAGCTCTTGAACGCTTTGACATTTCGGCAGCTTTCTTAAATTTCGTATCGCCTTTCAATTCTTTTTCAACATCAATTTCGCCAGGAATATTTGCTTGACCTTTTCCATCTGGTTGTGGCGGTAATTTTTCTTGCCCTTCAAAAGAGTTAATGTCTTTCTTAGTCCCAGAAGTATCTACTTTTGGTTTAATAGCAGTTAAGCTATTAGCTAATGCTTTGTTAATTAAGACATCAAAATTCCCTTTTTCCAAGATTGCTTCTTTAACTTCTAAATCAAACCCTTTTATAGTTTCAACATCTTTTGAAAATCCTTCTTCAACAGTTTTGAAATTTTCACCATACATTTTACTATATCGTTCACTTTCAGATTTAATCAAATTTTCAATATCGGTATTTACTCCTCTTTCATAAATCTTGTTAAATCTTTGATTTTGCAAATCATCTGATTTTGTAGTTTCAACTTTTTTAGGTTCTACTTTAGTTTGTTCTTTTTTAACCTTTGATAATTCTTGAGATTTATCATTACCATATTTAACTGCATTTTCATATGCTTTAATTGCAGCATCTTGTCCTTCTTTGGTTGAAAAATCTACTTCAATATTGCCAAATTTTACAGGTTGGGTTACAGTTTCTTTTTCTGCTCCACCATCTCCACTTTTAGTGTCAGCATTACCAGTTGCACCTTCATCTCCATCTGGCGAATAGAAAATGTGGTTCATTAAAAATACATACATTTTTATTTCTCCTTCTTTTGAACTCTTTATATAGGTTACAAATTAATGCCCTTATAAAGGTTATTCTTTTTATATTTTAATTATATATCTTGTATATAACTTTGTCAAATAAGTTTTATTGTCTTGGTTGTTGTGCCATAGCCATATTCATAGCACGAATTTGTAATATTTGTTGATGTTCTGCTAAATGGTCGTGTAATAGTTTTTCAATATTCATAGCAGTTTTAGCATCGGTAGACATCATTAATTCTTCGTATCTCTCGCTTTTCAAATACTTAGAATGTTCTTTAACATGAACAGCATGATTATCAACTAATTTATCAATACCAATAATTTGTAATTTACTAGCTCTTGAATTTTCTCTTTTAGCTTTTTCAATATCAGGTCTATTTGGTATAGCAATATCAGCTTTAAAAGCTCCCATTCCAAATGACTCTAATATCATCAATGTATTATCATAACCATATCTATTTTGCTCGTCCATTAATCCCATTCCAAGCATATCAACCATCATTTGTGTTTGTTGAGCTGGAGATTTTACTAAAGCATTAACATTCTTAATTTGTATATTATCGTTAATTAGTTCTTTGTTCCATTCTAAATTATCATCATATTTTTCTTGATATTCAACAAATCTATTCCCAACAGTAAATTGCTGTAATAATCTTATAGTCATTTTAGCCCATAATTTAATTCCGTTAGCAATATTCATGATAGGTGTACCCATTCTCAAATCTTCTTGTTCAAATAACATTGACATTTGGGTAGCACTTCTTATATTACTTTGTGATGAACCAAAATCATATGGTGTAAATCCAGAAACTTGTGGAAACATTTTATCAAGATTAGCAATTTCTTCATTGAATGGTGTTGCATTAAATTTATCTTCAAATCTTTTGGGAGCTGGTCTACCTAATTTATAAGTGATAATTCTACCAGGTAAGTTATCAAGTTTACTTTTTGAACTTACACTATTTTCAGCAACAACCCATTGACCAACACTAATTCTACCCAATGCTTCAACTATTCTATTTCTTACAGCATTATATCTTCTTTGTAATGCTCGTAAATCTTGCATAGGTGTTGACCCATAGAAATTACCTAATTCTTCATTTGCTACAATTCTAATAAACGGTAAATCTCTTTTTCCGTTTCTACCATTTTTATAAGGTAGTGGTCCTGAATGAACAACCTTTTTCCCAGCTGTCATTATAAATCTTCCCTCTGGGTGTTCAACACTTTCTCTTTCGTAATATTCAATAAGTAAATTATGGTCTTTTAAAGTTTGTTGTCTATAACCATTATTACTATATAAATATCCAATACCCATAGATAATGAACCCTCTTGTAGCGTTATAGAATTTATTTTTTCTTCTGGTAAATCTTCATCTTTTAAATTGTAAAGTTTTTTAAGAACATCTTTATGATAAACTCTTGTGTGCAAACAATATTGCACTTCTTTCATATTTCTTCTTGCAACACTATCAATTTGAAACTCAAAAGGACTTATAACTTCCGAAGAAACATCTCCCTCATAAATATCTTTTTTAGAATTTAATCCTCTTAGTAATACATTCCTATACTCTTCACTTATGAAATTATCATTTTCAACTTTATTTAAAACTTCTTCAATATTAGGAAAAACTTTTTCACCTAATTTATTATCCCAAGTAACCTTTAAAAATGTTGACCCAAAATGTGTTATGTTTTCAGCAATAATATCAATTTTTTCTGATACCTCTTGTTTTTCCCATTGGTCATCTAATACGGCATTAGTAATACTAGCAATTCTTTTATCTTTTTCTTTAGTAGTAACTGGGGTAGCGATAGGATAAGGTTTCTTTTGCGTAATTCTAGCTTTATAAGTGTTCTTCATATTACGCATTTTGTTATAAACTTCTCTCTCTTCATACCCATTTATTCTATGCCAATCTTTTATTTGATAATTTTCAGGGTCTAAATATTTGTATTGGTCACCAGCGACATAAGACATAGTTAAAAGCCAACTATAATATTGTGGTCGCATTTGATTTAAACCATTTTCATAAATTTCTTTTACTTTACCAACAATTTCATTATCGTTTTGATTAGGCGATTTATCTAACTTTCTACCAAACATGAAGTTAGCCATAATATCTCCCCCTATTCTTCAATTTATTTTTCTTTATTATGATAATTTTCTATTTCCTTATTCAAATCCTTATAAGCCTCACCGTGACTATCTTCAAAAGGTTTATCTTCATAAATAACCTTTTCAGGTAAATCATTTTCAGGTTTATACAAATCTTTTTTATATTCTTTAGCTAAATACAATTTATATTCTTCATTTTGTGTTTCTCTATGTTTCCTAACATCAGCTTCATCTAACAAAGATTTTATTAACGACTTTCTCTCTTCATCAAAATTTCTTTCTTTATAATAAATTCTAAATTCAGTTAAAATAATATAAATAATAAAACAAATAAATAATATAATAAATTCAATTCCCATTATTTTACCTCAACATTTTCAAATAATTTTCTTAATTCTTTGTACTCTTTATCTTTAACTTTAGTATAATCTATTTGCAAATTATCTGCAAGTTTAGTTAGTTTGTTCCAATATCTAGTAGCATAATTCTTAGTATCAATTTGCGTATTATCATACTCAAGCAAATCATTATCATCTTCGGTTAATACATACGCAATTACTTCTTTAATTTCTTTAACTTCTTTAACTTCTTTAACAACAGCTTTAGCTACTTTCTCAATCTTGTCTTTAATAGGTTCTTTTTTAGCAACTACTTTAACAACTTTTTCTTTAGCTTTAGAAACTTTTTCTTTAACTGGTGTTAATATTTTTAATATCTCTTTTTTGATATGTTCATCTGCATTTCTAATTGCTTCATAAAATGTTTCATCATTAATAAAGAGAGATGAACCTATTTTTTTATTCCCAATATATTTTATACAAAAAACTGCCATAGCTTTTTTATGTGAAGTAATATCACATATTTGATTACTTCTTTTTCTTAAAAATGGATTATCAGTCGTTCTAATATCTACTATCTCAAATAATTTTTCATTCATAATATAATTCTCCTATTCTTCGTTTTCTTCTATTAGCTGGTCTTCTAATTCTTCTAATAGTGTTTGGTCTATTGGTGTTCCATCTATTAGTGTCGCACCAATAAAAAGTGTATCTTTTTCTTTTTCAACCGTTAAACATATTTCTATATAATCACCATTTTGTGCGTTTTCATAAATTTTCTTACTAACAGTTACATCACCAAATTCAGTATCTAATACATATGTAGTATAACTAACAATAACAAATTGTTTTTCAACCATTTTATATTCCCATTCAGTTATACATTCTTCTCTAGGTTTAACTTGGCAAGAAACAATGAATGGTAAAGTTAAAATTAATAAGAAAATTAATAATAGTTTTTTCATAATAATAGGCTCCTTTCATTTTAATAATATGCAGAAGAGTCATCATCTTCTCCTCGTTTATTTGCTATTAGTTCTTTTGTATATTCTGGTGTACCCTCTTTTGGTTTAGCTTTTGGAACATAAGTTTTTTCGCTTGTAAATGTTGTATCGCAGTAATATCTGAAACTATCAACTGCATGGTCTTCTTGATTAGGTCGTATTTCTTCAAAGTCAGTAATGTCACTTTCAATAGTTTTAAGTTGTGTAATAAGATTTGGAGCGTTTTCTGTTATTGCTATTCTTGGGTGTTTGAAACCTTTATCATCACTATCTAAGTATAACATTTTATGACAAGCTCTCCAACCACGCTTTCTACTACCTTTACTTGCATCTGCTTTAATCAACGCATAAGGCAATAACTCTTGCAACACTTCTGCAGGTGTTTCTCCTATAACTACTCCATCTTCGTTTCTAATTGCTGTTACTTGTCTTCTAAATAAATCATGTGGAACAATCATATGGTCAATCTCTTGTTCAAAATCTTCCGATGTTAAATCTAATATAATTTGTGCTACATCTTCAATATGTCTATTATTTTGATAATATTCTCTATAAACATATTTCATTCCTTTTTCATCAACTGCATACCAATATAAAGCTGTATAATCGTTGATACCCCAGTCCATTGAAATAGATTTTTTCCAATGAGGTTGGATTTCAATTTCACCTTTTTTATATACATGATACTTGCTATCAAAATTACTGAAATGAGCCCCGATACTTACAAACCAGTCACCTGATAAGAATACCTTTTGTAATGTTGCATTTAATTCTAGTATATTTGCCTCGTATCCAGTATCCATTAAATATTTGTTATCTTTTAAACTAGCTTCTATAAATGCGTGTGTGATTTTATAAATTCTTCCTTCTTCTAATACCGAACGAGAAATCTTTGTTGCGTAGTATTTACCAAATTCAGTCGCTTCAACATATTCTTTTCTAATATAATTTAATCCTGGTCCAATTGGATTTCCAGTAAATATAACTTTACCGAACCCACCTATTTCAGGAATATTAGAACGAGTTCTATTAATTAAATATCTTATTTCATCTTCTTGATGTGACACAACTTCATCAATGATTAGTATATCTTGTTCTAACCCTTGTTTATTCATAGCATCAGTTAAATTAGCACAATAATCAAATATCAATTGAGAGCCATTATGCCAAGTAACTATATTATCTGATTTATTATATTTGTAAATCTTTTGACCTTTTTTATTCTTTTCTGGATATATCTTTTTGAATTTAGCTACTAAGTTTTGTTCAACTGCAGAGAAACTTTCACGAATAGCTCTTATAGTTACACCTGGAAACATATCCATAAGTATTCCTGCAATTATCATAACTCCAAAACTTTTACCTCCTCCAGCTTGACCACCATATAAAATTCTATTATATAACAGTATTGCTTGTAAAAATGATTTTTGTTTTGGGGTCAGTTCAACTTCTATTTGAAATTTTTCCATTATATGTCACTACCTATCTATTTACTAAGTAAAGCATAATATTTGCCAAACATTGTTCGTTCATAGTCCAATGCTTTTTTATATTGTTCATATTCTGATACGCTTAAACTTTGGATAAATAATGCTCTATCATTAGCACTCATACTACCCATATATCTTAATGATTGGCCTCTAAACAATGCTTGTATTTGTGCTTTGGTTTCATTCATCGTTTTACCATCTTCTAATAAATAATCCATATATTCTGCAACCATACCATCAACATATTCTAAATCATTATATCTTAACCCTGTTTTAATAGCATTTTTTAATCTATCTTTATCTGTAGCATATTTTGGTGTTGGGTCATAAGGTTTACCAATATCATCTAAATAATTATAGAACATAGTTTTAACTTGAGCGTGAGTATTTCTATCACTTGATAAAACTGCATTACCTTGATATTCAGCCATCATTCGTGAATAACCCAATATATCTCCAAATAAATTATCATCAGTATCTGCATAAGCAGTTGGCATACCTTTTATTCTATCAAAACCATATTGGAAAGTTTTAGTAAATCCAAATAAATTTGCAGTTTTTCTAGCTATGTTATCTGCCATTGTGTATTTAGCACTAACTGGATACATATTCCCATCACTATAATAATCTCCACCTGCTAAAACTTCTAAAGGAGTTTTAATTAATGGAGTAATTCTACCACCCCAAGATTTAAGATAATCTAAAGCCATATCTTTTTCACCAAAATTAGGAATGAATGTCATAACATCTTGAGATAAATTAAATTTGTTCATTACTAACGGTCCAAACTGCAAATAGTTATTAGTTTCAATTCCCATGCTTTCAAATAAATCTTCAAAAGGCATATCTTCACCTTTCAAATATGTAGGAATTTCTTCATCTTCTGGGGCACCTAATG